ATTATGAACTTCGATCCTAGTATCGAAACTGCTTTACCTGAAGGTGCGGTACCTTACAAACCAAACGAAGCACCTCCAGGAACAGAACATTCTCAACTTAGTACAGAGCATAGAATTCTCCACTACTTTGTAAAGGGTGGTGCTGATTCTCTTTCTAGTTTAAAAAGAGAGACAATGTTTGTGGGTCTGTTGGAAGGGCTACACGAATCTGAAGCAGAAGTGATTTGTCTAGTTAAAGATAAGAATCTTAAGAAGAAGTATAGGATTACGGAGAACGTAGTTAAAGAAGCATTCCCTCAGATCGAATGGGGTAATAGAACTGCACCACCTAAACCACAAGGTAAGCAGTGGTCATCACCAGGTGAGAGAATGACTCAAGGAGTACCACTTCCATCTATGGCAGTCAATCCTAATGAGACATCTTCAGGTGGATAGTTAAGACATCCTTAAATTGTATCGTATTACACATAAAGACTTGCATATATAATATAATTGTGTTAGTATTAACACATCGTTCATCCCCAAGGGGACGCAAGTAAGCCGACTCGGAACGGATCGTTCATCCCTATGTTTCATCTATCAGTTATTGCTGCTACTCTAACTTGCCTTGATGCTCAAGCTCTTTTAGATAAGATGCAAGAGTTTCAGATCAAAGATGAGTTACGTGCTGAGATGATCAGCGTCGTATTAGAAGAAACAAGTCATTGCGACTGGGACGCAAAAGCCGACTAAAGGAACGGACTTAAAACACCCTACTACTTTGGAGAAAGCCAATGGCAAAAGTCACTTACCGTGGTATCGAGTACGATACCGATGAGTACAACGCAAAGATTATTCAAGAGAATAATCAGCGTCAGCGTCACGATTTAATGTATCGTGGAATTAAAGTTAAGAGTAAAGCACACGCTTGCAGTTAACTACAGAAAGACCCCTAAATAAGGGGTCTTTTTTTGAGCCTACATAATTAAAGTGGGAACAAATGGACAAAGCTAAACTTAAAACAGTTGTAAAGGACTTGAAATCTTTACTAACCGTGCTAGAATCAGAAGTGTATTCTGATGTTGGTGCTTATACAGCTAACCAACCTAAGGATACATTAGTAAAATCAACTTACTTAACTCTCCAAGATGACGACGGCTACACTGACTGAAGACCAACTGTTGCTAAGACAGCAAGTACTTGTGAAACTTCTTCATACATTTGGTACCACTTGCACATCCAAAGCAATCTATGCTTGTGCGGATGAGTGGATAGCAAAGGGGCATAAGATCACCAACGGTGTTGTCCCGTACTTTAGAGCGTACTATGAAGGACAAGAAAGCAGCAAAGTTAATTATCAAAAGGAGTAAAGAACATCCAGGATGGTATACAGAACAAGAAGTATACTATGCTAAAATGATTAAGAGAAGAATCAAAGCAACCAAACTTCGTAATGCATTAAAAGATGACAGTGAAAGCGGAACTAGTTGAACCTATATTTGCATTGCCGTTAGCATACTATAAGTATCCTGATGACAAACATAAGGAGCTACTAGATGCAACTAGGCAAGCAATTAAAAAGGTACAACCTGGTAAGAGTGACTACACAGAGAATCTGACTCACTTCTATCAGCATACCAAAGAGCATTTATTATACGATAACGACGATCCAATCTTTCAACACTATCACGACTGGTTGGAGGAATGTTATGCTGACTACGTGACAAACGTACAAGGTTGGATGGTCACAGACAAATCATATATTACTGACTGTTGGGTCAACGTTACTAAGGAGGGTGGTAGTCAGGTACTACATTCTCACGCTAATTCATTTGTGTCTGGTACATACTACCTTCATATGGAAGAGGGTGCTGGAGAGATAATGTATATTAATCCTATCTCAATGGCTAACAGACCTTATATGGGGTTTGACAATTGTAAAGCGACGATTTATAATGAGTCACAACACTTCGGTAACTGCAAAGAGCAGTATCTTATTTTGTGGCCAAGTAATCTATCTCATATGACTACACCCACTAAGAACAATGCCACTAGAGTTTCTATTTCTATGAACTTTATGCCACAGGAATTCTTAGCGGGTGCTTATAATTTTAAGGTTGTTAAGCACGATGAGGAGGTTGTCTCCAAGTTACGTAAATCTACTGACCTATGAGAATAGATCCTAATAGACAATCTGTCTGCCCTATGTTCTCTACTCCTCTTGGCACCTATAAGATGCCAGATCCGAGTAAGCACGAGGAGTTAAAGGTCGCTGTTAGAGAAGCGATGGAAGATTACAAGCAACGTAATCAGAATAAGATGACGTTCAAGAATCATTTCTCTAAGAATCTATCGCATTATTATCAGAAGAATGGAGAGCATCTATTGTATGATAATGATAAACCTATCTTTGATTACTTTACCAAGTGGTTAGGAGAATGCTACTCTGATTTTCTTATAGATGTACAGGGTTGGCAGAGTACACAAGATGCATTCATTACTGACTGTTGGGTTAATGTAACTCAGCCAGGTGGTACTCAAGTAGTACACTCACACGCTAATGCAATTGTATCTGGTACATATTATGTGCATATGGAAGGTGCACCTGGAGATATTATATTTCAGAACCCTGCGTCTGCACCTGCTAGACCATACATAGGAACTCAGCAAGGGAAACCTACTGCGTTTAATTGTATGCAAGTGAATGGTGAAGCAGCAGAAGGTGAACTGAAGCTATGGCCAGGTAATCTCTTACATTATACTGAACCTACTGGTCCTCAGTCTGTAAGGGTATCTGTTTCTATGAACTTTATGCCTAAGGTATTCTCTGCTGGTGGATATTATTTTAGGGTGACAAGAGAATGAGTAGAGTACAAGTTGTCAGTCTGTTTCCTAAACCATTGGGGATCTATCGATGGGAGAAGGAACCACACGTAGAATTAAGATCGTTAGTACAGGAACTAACTGCTAAGAAAAAAGCAGAACATAATGCTCGAACTTCTGACATCGTACACTTCTGGAATAATTCTAAGGAAAGTCTTCTGGATATAGACCATCCAGTTATCAGAGAATTTGAGAAGTTCTTGAGTGAATCATATGTAGACTTCACTCAAGATGTGTACAACTGGGATATGACTACGGATCATTTCATCACGGAGTGTTGGGTTAATATCACTCGAAAGGGTGGGTATCAATTCAAACACAGTCACGGTAATTCATTTGTGTCTGGTACGTACTACCTGAACTTCCCACCAGGAGCACAGGGATTAACAGTACACTCACCAGGAATTGAAAAGAATGATCCGTATTTGAGGACCGATCCAAGGGAACAGAATATGTACAACTCTGAGACCTTGACGATGATGCCTGATGAGGGTATACTATTCCTCTGGTCTAGTGAACTCACCCACGAGACACTAACCTTGAAAGAGGATGTTACTAGAGTCTCTATCTCTATGAATTTTGTTCCATCCGAATTGGACAATGGAATCTACAGTATTAAACTATCAAAATGAAAGCATCTAAAGCTATCCGTAGAGCACTTGATCAACCTTGGCTCTATGAGACTGAAGAACTTAACAAGTTAAAGTCAGCACTGAAAGAAATAGAGAGAGATCGTGAAATGGATGTCTGGATTCGTCGTACCAGACAAGGATTTTCTAACCAACCAAAACCAGAATGAACGTAAAACTTGTCACCGTCACACCTGACGCTGAAAATACAATGGGTTATGTAGCGAGAGTGAGTAACCCTAAGAACCAAGACAACCCTAAGGTCGCAGGACTCCTAGGGTATTGTATTAAGCACGGTCATTGGTCTGTCTTTGAACAGGCACATATGACGTTAGAAATTGAGACTACTAGGGGACTGGCAGCTCAAATTTTGAGGCACCGTTCGTTCACATATCAAGAGTTTTCCCAACGCTATGCTGACAGTAGTTTACTAGGAGATACTATTCCTCTACCTGAATTGCGTAGGCAAGACACAAAGAACCGTCAGAATTCTACTGATGATATGGAACCTTGGTTGGTGAAGTGGTACAAGTGGAGAATGGAAAGACATTTCCAAGCAGGTATGAATCTGTATCAGAAGATGTTAAAGGATGGTGTTGCTAAGGAGTCTGCTAGGTTTGTATTACCTTTAGCTACACCTACTCGTTTGTATATGACAGGTAGTGTACGTTCTTGGGTACATTATATTGAGTTGAGAAGTGGACACGGTACACAGAAAGAGCATATGGATATTGCCAATGCTTGTAAGGATGTATTTAAAGAACAGTTCCCTATAGTATCCGAAGCATTAGGATGGATGTAAAAGTATATGATAATGTAGTAGATCACAATACATTGCGAACTATTACACAGTATCTTTCAAGTGCATTCTATTCCTTAACTGATGGAGTAGATACAACATTTGATAATGTTAATCCAATGGCTTCTGATGGTAAGTTTTGGAGACGGATACATAAGGGTGATTCATTATGTGATAGTAATGATGAACAATTATCTACCGTACTCTACGAGGCACTCAGTAAGGTCTGTAAGGTACCTCCATACAATACAGTACGAAGGGTCTATACAGATCTAATACGCTTTGGAGACCGTCCTAGGTCACGTGTAGAGGATGTAGGTTCTAACAACCGTACAATTATCTTCTATACTAATGACCAATGGCATCGTGATTGGGGTGGAGAGACAGTATTCTATGAGGGTGATGAGATTTTTAAGTCTGTCTTACCTAGACCTGGTAGGATAGTATCTTTCGATGGTAGGATACCTCACTCTGGTAGACCACCAGTTACACCTGCTCATCGACCTAGATATATTACAGTAATGAAATTCTAATGCCACTATACGAATTCCAGAACAAAGAGACTGGTGAATCTGTAGGAGAATTAATGCTATCTCTTGAAGCTAGAGATGATTTCCTACAGATGAACCCAAATCTTTGTGTCAAACCAGGTAAATTAAGACTGGCAATACATAAGACTGAAGATTCCTTCCCCAGTTATCCTGATATGAATCAAGAGACTAGGAGTCCAGAAGAGAGAGGATCAGACTACAAACCATCTCTACCATCTTCTTGGGTGGACAGTGATAAAGAAAGTGGTAAGACTGGAATTAAGATTACTGACAAACGTAAGGTAAAAAGAAATTATTTTGAAGAAGATATCAAAAAGTATGGTAGAATAACAGGGACACCTAAAGCTGTTAATTTACCTAGTTCTGGTTCACTCTACAATTCTGTTGACTCTGATCAACCTGGATCTGCTAGAGAGCAACAAGAACTTAATGATATTATGTCTAAAGTAGATAAGGTTGGTACCTATGAACGTGAAGTTCTAGGTCAACGAGGTTGGACTGCTGATAAACCTATTCATCTCAACGATTCACAACATCGTAATCCTTGGGAGAAAGGTTATGCTAAAGAGAACAAGCATCGTTATGAGAACCCCGATCCTGGTGGTGATCAAGCTAGGATACAAGGAGACATAGAACGTGAACGTGACATCTTAGGAATAGACTAAATAAATTATGCCTACTTATCCAGTAAAACATAAGGAAACAGGTGAGACAAAAGTTCTCAACCTGACAATGA